CAGGAGGTTCTGGTGGTTCTACTTCAGGAGGAGGTTATTCTGGAGGAGGAGTATCTAATACTGGTTTAACAAACATCAGTCAGTTACTGACTCTTATAGGAATATCATAATGGCCCAAGATAGAGATAATTGTAAATTACCACAAGATCCAATTAGTAACAACCAGATAGATCCAAAATATGGGTATGTTCATGGAGAATGGGATGCTTGTGGAGGTCATAACTTTACCTATAGAAATCCAGAAGAAGATACAAAAACGTATCATCAGGTATTGTCTCCTAGCGGAAAATATAAAACAATTGAACATAATGATAAAAAGAAAGAATTGGTAACAGAATTAAATGTTGGTGAAACAAGAGGATACACTAAAGGTGGAAAATCTACACACGTAGACGGACATACAGATAGCAACCATGAGGCAACATTTAGAATAGAAACAGCTAAAGATTATGGGAATGCTATAAAAGGTGATAGATATATCGGAACAAACGGTAAAGAAATAAAGTATACTAAAGAGGGAACTACCAGAGGTCATCAAGGTTCTTCTTTAGGCACTAACGATACAACTGATAAAGCCACGCAAAGAAAAACTGTTGATGGCGATAATCAAGTGCATATCAAAGGTCATGATGTTCGTATGTCAGAAAAGAACTATGTTCAAGTAGTTCAAGAAGAATTGGGCATCCATAGTGGTGGTAATCAAGATTATTATTCTGATAAAAAATATCATGTATTTTCTAAAGATGCTTTCATAGCAAACACGGACAGCACTTTTGATACCTGGTCAAAACAAGATATGACTATGCATTCAGAGGCCAAAGGAAACTTTAACTCTAAAGGCGATATGACCATAGAAAGCGACTCTAAAATCACTATAAAAGTAGGAAGTTCTAAAATAACAATTACCAGTAGCAAGATAACTATAGAAGCCACTCAGATAGAAGTTAAGGCTTCAGGTTCTAATGCTCTTGAAGGTCATCCATTAAACTTCAATGGTGGTGGACCTTCTTCTCCTCCATTCACAGTACCATAAGAGAAAATAAATGGCAATTACAAGAGCAGACACATTAACTGGCACCCTAAAACAGAAAGAATTCTTTTCTGATTTTTTAAACGATATGGATAAAACACCATATGGGGACCAAATTGGTAGAGTAGTTAATGAAAATGCTGTGAATCAATCTTTACGAAATCTCATCAAAACAAGTTTAGGGGAAAGGTTGTTTCAACCAAACATAGGATCAGATATATACAATTTATTGTTCGAACACAACCTTTCTGAAAATTTAGATTTAGTTGATCAATTTATAAGAAATACAGTAAAATATAATGAACCTAGAGCTCAAATAATAGAGGTAATGGCGGAGCCAGATGGCCTTAATGAAAACTCTATAAATATAGTTATTAAATATAATCTGATAAACAACCCAGAACCTATAACTCTAAACATTTTACTAAAAAGAGTTCGATAAATGGCAGCTAATAGTTCATTAAATTTAAGTTCTCTAGATTTTGATACCTTAAAAGGCAACTTCAAAGAATTCTTAAAGACACAGTCAGTCCTTAAAGATTATAATTTCGATGGTTCCAACATGTCGGTATTGTTGGATGTCATGGCGTATAATTCATATTTGAACTCTTTTTACCTGAATATGGTCGCCTCTGAAATGTTTTTAGATTCAGCACAGAAATATGATTCTGTTGTTTCTCATGCTAAAGAACTAAATTATCTCCCTAGAAGTTCTCATTCTTCTGTCGCCAACGTTTCTTTTACTGTTGAAACTTCTGGAATTGAAGGGGGATTTACTGTTCCAAAAGGAACAAGATTTTTTGGAACTAATTCTAAAGGAACTTTTTCTTTCGTAACAAACGAGATAAACACATACACGTCAAGTAACTCTGTATACGCAGTAGATAATCTACAAATATATGAAGGATCTTATTTCAGAGATTCGTTTGTTGTAGATAATGATATAGAAGATCAAAAATTTGTGTTATCAAATCAAAATATTGATGTTAATAGCGTATCGGTTCAAGTTATAGAAAATAATGATTTTGTCAATCCTCTAGATTTTACGTTTTCAGAAACTCTTTTTGGTTTAAATAATACTTCGAAAGTTTTCTTTTTACAAGGCTCTGAAAGTAACAAATATGAAGTCGTTTTTGGTGATGGTTTCTTTGGAAGAAAACCAAAGAATAATTCAACAATTTATGTTGATTATATCGTTACTAATGGATCTGATGGTAACGAAGTTGAAAGTTTTACTCTTACTGACGATTTAGGGCCAGTAAATGGGGGTATAGTTGATTCTTCAGAAGTAATAACAGTTTCAGCTTCTGGATCCGGCGCAAATCAAGAATCGTTATCTTCTGTAAAATTTTCTGCTCCAAGATATTTTGCAACACAACAAAGAGCAGTTTCATCTGACGATTACGCAGCACTAGTTTTAAATAATTTTGGTGGAGAAATTTCTGACGTTACTGTTTATGGTGGTCAAGAAGTTCAACCAAAACTATATGGAAGAGTAATTCTCTGTTTAAAACCAGTAATCGGGACAATAACTCCAGAATATTTAAAAAATAGAATATCTAATTTTCTTTTAGAGTATATATCTTTACCAAATAGAATTATCATATCTGACCCAGAATACATCTATATAAAATTAGATACTGTTGTACAACAGGACATATACTCAAGTAATAAATCTTTTTCAGAAATTAAGAATATAGTTTTAAATACAATTTTAAAACACAGTTCTGAAACTCTAGAAAAATTTAATAATGATTTAAGATATAGTCAGATTACTACAGATATTGACAATTCAGAAACCACTATTATAAGCAATCAAACTCATATTAGGTTTATTAAAAGAATTAATCCTCTTTTTAACAGAGATACTTCTTATAAGTTTGAAACTGGTAATCCTTTGTTTTATGAGACTCCAACAATTGACGTTGGAGTGCCTCATACAGAGTTGTATTTAAATAACTATGAAACTCACTTTGAACACGCCTCGTTAATTTCTTCAAAGTTTGTGTATAATTACGGTGGAAAATTATATGAAAGCAGCTATTTTGCTGATGATGGGCAAGGTAATATAAAAGTATATACATTTGGATCCAATAAATCAATTATACCATTAACTGTAGTAGGAACTATAAATTATGATGTTGGATCTTTCGAATTAAATAATATACTTATCAATTATTACGCAAACTATATTTCAATATATTTAAATAATAAAGATTCTGATGTTTATGCTAAATTGAATAATATTATTATAATAGACCCTACGGATGTAGACATAAAAGTAATCGAAGCTAAAAGATAATGGAATTTTTAACAGAAAAATATATTTCTAATTTTGTTGAGAGTCAATTTCCTCGTTTTTATGAGGAAGACGGACAGAATTTTATTCTATTCGTTAAAGCATATTATGAATGGTTAGAAGAAACAGGAAATCCTCTAAGAGAGGCTAGATCTCTATTTGATTATAGAGACATTGATAACACTTTAGAAAAATTCTTAGAATATTTCCAGAAAAAATATCTTTACGGTATTCCTTTCAACATTATATCTAATAAGAGATTTCTCCTAAAACACATTCTAGACGTTTATCGTTCAAAAGGAGCTATACAATGTTATAGACTTTTGTTCAGATTGATCTATGATGAAGACGTAGAAATTTATCTACCAGGTAACGATGTATTAAGAGTTTCTGATGGCAACTGGATAAGACCAAAATATTTGGAAATCACTGATACTCCTGTTATTGGTGATTTTGTTGGTAAAACGATTATTGGTAAAGTATCAGGAACATCTGCTACTGTTGAAAGTTATATTCAAAAAGCATATAATAACGATATAGTTAACATTGTTTATATTAAAAACATTTTACCTAATGGTGCAGATTTTAGTGTAGGAGAGCCTTTACTTCTTATAAGCGATATTGATAACGAAAATATTTCATATGAAACTCCTGTTAATTTAGGTTCTCTAAATTCTTTAGTTATTACTAGTGGTGGTC